GTAACAGTAGTAGTAGGTGCTGATCAAGTTAATGCTTTCCAATACCTAGTGCGTCCAGATAAGTCTGGTGTTGAACCGTATAAACAATTTGGCTTAGACAGCATGAACGTTATTGCTCGTCAAGAAACAAATGACCCTAGCAAAGATGAAGAAGGTCCACGTGCTACGCCAATGCGTCAAGCACTAATTGATCCTAACATGAATGACCAAGAGAAATTTGCAGTATGGCGTGATGCAATGAGTCCTGAACTAAGTGATCAAGAAGTACGCACTTTGATGGCCACTGCATTACAGCGTATGCAAGATTTTAGTAAACCTAAGCCAAGAGTAAAAAAAGAAAAAGCAGTTGGTGAAGAAGCCGCAGGTGTTGGCATTGTTACAAAACAAAACACAACTGCCGACGTTGGTCCTGGCACATTAAACAAAATGCTTAAGGCATTTAGATTAAGATGAAACAATATAGGATTACTACTGATCATCTAAATCAGGATAGTTCTGATGATTGCTATCTAGATCCTAATGATCCCATTCACGAATTAAAAGCAATCCAGCATTTAGCTGGGTTAGGCAGCACTGCAAGACTACAAGAATATAGAGGTTTGCAGGGTAGCAACATTAGTGGTACAGGCGATAACAAAGGCCAACTAATGAAGCAAAATAATATAAAGCCCGGAACCCCAGAATGGTTTCAGCTTTGGTTTAGTTTACCTTATATGACTGGCGAAAAGCCTGTTGGTAAGTAACCAAATAAATACACTACATTGGAGAACAAATATGGAATTTGATTTTGATTTCACTTTAGAAAAACTTGCGGCATGCTTACATAAGAACAAAAACCCACAACCTTGGTTTGAAGCATTAAACAAGTACTTGCCACAGTTTGAAATTAATACGCCTGCTCGTGTTGCTGGCTTTGTAGCACAGTGTCAACATGAAAGTGCTGATTTTACTATCCTACAAGAAAACTTAAATTACAGCGCAAAAGGCCTTAACGGTACATTCCGTAAATACTTTGTAACAGAAGAAGTAGCTAAACCCTACGAACGCAAACCAGAAATGATTGCTAATCGTGTGTACAGTGGACGCATGGGTAATGGTCCAGAAGACTCAGGTGACGGTTGGAAATACCGTGGACGTGGACTAGTTCAGTTGACTGGTAGGTCAAACTACACAGCGTTTAGCCACGATGTATTTGGTGATGACCATGTGGTCGAAAATCCAGATTTAGTAGCACACCCAGAGTATGCTACATTGAGTGCTTGCTGGTTCTGGAACAAAAACAAATTAAATCAATGGTGCGATGCTGGCGACGTAGTAACACTAAGTAAACGTATCAACGGCGGCACTATTGGACTTGATGACCGTATTGCTCATTGGAATCAAGCATTAGAGATTTTTGAAAGTTAAAATGAAGGTCTGGGAAATATTACATGAAGAAGCAACTGCTGGTGCTACAAGTGCCGGCAATATTGCTGCCGTTGTAAGTCCGCACCTTGCTATAGGTAGTAAATCACGTAGAAAAAAGTACGGTAAGGGCGGAAACCCCATGCCACCTAAAGCAAAACAGGCTAAGAATAAAGACGGAACTGCTAAAAATGCATTGGATATCAAGACCAGCATTTTTGGCGGATCGCCCTTAAAACGCTAAATATACTATAAACGGAGTTTAAACATGCACATCGATATGCAACCACAAATGGATAACAGACCAGACAACGAAGGCGCAATGGCCAAAGCTGATCTTTACAAACTAGCAAACTACAGCTTAAAACTATTTAAAATGATGGAGGCCGATGCACAACTAGAAGGTTGGGTACAAGCTAAAATTACAAAAGCGGCTGATTATATTGCTTCAGTATACCATTATTTAGAATATGAAATGAAGTTTAGTGAGTACGGACAAGCTATCGATAACAATGACGTTTATACTGAATCACAAAAGCGACAACTAAAGAATAAACTCTTAGAAGCTAAAGAAAAGATTAAGGATCTTAAGAAGGCGCAAGCTGAAAAGGTCAAAAAGAAAGAAAAGAAAGAAGAACTTAGTGAAGCTCGCGCTACTGATAAAAAGAAAGGCGCAGTTACTAAGTCTGAAAAATCACAATACTTTGCAAAAACAACAAGTAAAGACGGTAAAACCACTAAAGGTTCTACACATGAAGCTGGTGAAGGCGAAAGTGAAGGCGATGTAAGAGATCGTGTTGAGCGTGACGCTAGAAGCAAAGGCGAAACAGTTGATAGTTTCCGTAAAAAAGAATTAGACGAAGCTAAGAAAGCTAAAAAAGATTACGATAAAGACGGTAAAGTAGAATCTGAAAAAGACGAAGTTATTGGTTCACGTCGTAAGGCTGCTGGCCTAGATGAAACCAAAGGCAAAAAGCCAGACTTCTTAGATATGGACAAAGATGGCGACAAGAAAGAGCCAATGAAGAAAGCAGTTGCTGATAAGAAAGGTGCTCCTAAGAAAGGTGTAAATCCTTTTGCTAAGACAAATGAAGCTACTGATAAGTGCAACCATACTGCTAAAGGTAAATCATGTCCTGTACACGGTTTGAAAGAATGCGGTAGTATGTACGAAGCTAAACCAAGTGCTGGTATGTCAGCTAAAGAAAAATCAGCTGTTGCTAAAAAAGCAGTTGCTGGTAAAGACATTGGTAAGCCAGGCAAGTCATTCGACAAAGTAGCTAAGGCTGCTGGTGGTGGTGAGAAAGGTACTAGGATTGCCGCAGCCGCTATGTGGAAAAATCAAGCGAAGTAATCATGGATATTAAAAAAATACTTTCTATTGTTGATGGTCCCGGTAAGCAAAGTCTTACTGAGAGCAAGAACATGGCCAAAGATATGGTCATGCAACATTATTCGACTCCAACAGTAAATGCTGTTACAAAATATCGTAGCAATATTAACGAATACTTTAAAGCAGTTGATACTGAGATGCAGAGTGTATTGGAAGAATCAAAAGAACAAAAGAAAGTAGCAGTAAAAAATATCGTTAATCGTGTACTAACACGTTTGGACGAAAGCAAAACTGAAAAAGATTCACCAAAGCCACGTAACTTTGTTGCTAAAAATGCAAAGATGGGTGGTGCTGGTCAACACAAAGACAAAAAGAAAGCTGAGAAGCAGGGCGATGTAAAGCACAAGCAAAAACAGTTTGCTGAAGGTGTGGCGGAAGGCCGCTTTGGTGGCGATGCGTATGCCCGTGATTATGCTTCCAGTATTGATGGAATGGACGGCAGTGACAAACGTGATTTTAAACGTCGCGAAATGGAACACGAGTTAGGACACGAAACTAACAACTATGCTGTTGCTATTAACGGTAAAACTTGGAAAGTGTTTGGAACAAGAAGTCATGCTGAAGCAGTGGCAAATAAAATACAAATGCGTGATCCAGCTAAAAAAGTAAGTGTACACGAAACTGGTGCACCAGTTAGTGAACAGTTGGCAGAAAGTTATGGAAGTGTTGAAGTTGGTTCACCAGTTAAAGTATACAGTAACGTATTAAAGAAAACAGTATTTGGTAAAGTTGTAAAATTACAAGAAGGCCGTGCTTATGTTCAATATAATAATACAAAAATTGTTATGGGGCATCCAATCAACGAAGTAGCGGCAGTGGCAGCGCCAGCGGCATCAATGGGCGGGAAGTTGGCAAGTAGGCTAGTTCCTGGATTAGGTTTGGCAGTTAGCGGATACGATGCGTATGACCGTGCCAAGAAAGGCGACTATACTGGTGCGGCACTTTCAGGTGCGGCTGGTCTAGCAAGTTTAATTCCAGGTGTTGGAACAGCGGCTTCGATTGGTTTAACTGGCGCACAGTTAGCTAGAGATTACAAAAAGAAGACTGGTGCATTTGCTCCAGACGAAGCTGAACCAGGACAGGCAGCAACACCCGCTCCGGCTGGTAAGGGAACAATTCCAAACCCAACTAAATATCCAACAACTGATGCAGAAATTAGAGCATTCCAACAAGCAAAAGGTTTAGCTATTGATGGAAAGATTGGACCAAAGACACAGGCAGCATTAGATGCGGCTGGAATTAAAAAGCCAGCACAGGCAGCAACGCCCGCACCAACAGGAAGTAATGTGGCAGCGGCTGCGAGAACAGTTGCCCCGGCTGCTAGTGCTATTGCACAGCGAGCATTGAAATAATTCAAGGAAAAAGAAAATGGACTTACAAAAATTAATTGCAAAGATGGATCAAATTGAAGCTAAAGGTATTAACGAAGCTGGTGATCCTGCTGAATATGCTCGTGCTCAAGCGCAAATGGCTAATTTAGAAAAGGCTGCAAAGTATACAGGTGATGACGAAATTGTTCGTGGTCGTATGGGACTTCCGCCAAAACTTCCTCCAATTGAACAATGGGATGGAAAAATGCCACAACCAACAGGCAAACCTGATTGGATTGCACAATTAGGTGCTGGCGGCGGAATGCAACAAGCTCAACGAGCCGCTGTTACACAAAATAAGGCCGGTGATACTAGCGCCGCATTTGTTAAAGATATGATTGCTAAGATTACTCCTTTATTGGCACAAGCTGAAAAAGAGATGGCTCCTGCGGCAGCTCCAACGGCAGCTCCTGCAACTGAGAATTTTAGAAGTGGCATTGCTAAAGCATTAACTGAAAGCTTAGGCTATAAGTTAAAAGAAGGTGCAATGGAAGAATTGCAACCATTAATGGCACAAGTAGCAGATATCGATGATCCTGCAATCAAACCATTGCAAGACAGATATGCGGCGTTACTGAACAAACCAGCGGCAGGTGCGGCAGGCGGTGCGGCAGGCGGAGCGGCAGGCGGAAAAACTGTTGATCCAGCTAAACTAAAAAGATTTAAAGAACTGTTAGCTAAACTACAAGGTGCTAACGCACCAGCACAAGCGGCAGCTCCTGCGGCAGCTCCTGCGGCTACTGACCCAATTAGTGCAAACGCAGTACCAAAAGCAGAAGCACGTTTATCAGAAGCTGAAAAGTATGCTCAACTACGCGATAGATTAATAATGATTGAACAACAAGAAGATCAGCAAGTTGATGAATTCTTAGGTGGTTTAGCAAAAGGTGCGGCAGCATTAGGTAAAGGTGTTATGAACGTTGGCAAGAACTTTGCTGGTGGTTTGCAAGGCGCCGCTACTAGTGGCGGTCGTACTGCCGCTGGTCAGTTTGCTAAAGCAAGTGGTGCGGCAAAAATGGCTAACACAGCAGGCAAGGTGATTGCTAAGAATCCAGTTAAGACAGCAGTAGCGGCTGGTGGTATTGGTGCGGCAGCTGGTTATGGTCTAAGTGGCGGTAAGCCTGGAGAAACACCTCCAGCCCAAGGTGCTACTCCAGTTCCAGGCAAACCAGGTGCTCCAAAAGTACCAGGTGCTCCGGCAGCTCCAACAGCTCCAACAGCTCCAACAGCTCCAACAGCTCCAGCGGCATTATCTACAGAGGAAGAAGGAGAATTAGGAGTATTAGCTCAAGAGTTTGATGGCCTAATGGGACAAAGTCCTGAGTTAGATGCAATGCTTTTACAATATGAAAAATTGCGTCCAGGTGCAATAAACGCACAACCGTAATTGGTATTTAAAATGGCAGGTAAATCCTGCCATTTTTACCTTTAAAATTTCTTAGGTGTTGACACTGCGAGATAATTAGTATATAATAGGCTTATACAAGGAGAATTACATGTCAGGACGTTCATACGGCGCTGAGGAAAAGGCAAAACTAGAAAGATTAATCAACGAAGGCAGTACAGTATTGCGTGAGATTGAAGATTTAAACGAAGGTCTCAAAGATACTGTTAAGGCAGTTGCAGAAGAATTAAATATTAAGACTAGCGTTATTAATAAAGCAATTAAAATTGCCCATAAAGGCGATTGGTCTTCACATAATGAAGACTGGGCAGAGATCGAAGCTATTTTAGATATTACTAAAAAAATCTAAATATAACTATACAGTAAGGTTTGACCAGCCACAAATGGTCACATTAGGTGTTTGTCAGCCGAAAATGACATAAGGAGAATAGATGAGCTATGTAGACGCATGGTTCGACCGAGAGAACGATATGGTTCGTGTGGTTGAACGCAACAAAGCAGGCAAGAGGGAATTTAGAGACATTCCAGCCCGCTACACATTTTACTACGAAGACGCTAAGGGCAAGCATACAAGCATATATGGCACCCAGGTTACAAAAGTCGTATGTAAAACACAAAAAGACTTCCACAAAGAATTAAAAATACATTCAAACAAAAAGATATATGAAGCTGATATTAATCAGGTATTTGTATGTTTAAGTGAGAATTACATTAATGCTGAGCCTCCAAAGCTAAACGTAGCTTGGTGGGACATTGAGGTGGACTTTGATCCAGAAAGAGGTTATGCATCACCAGATGATGCATTTATGCCGATTACTGCTATCGCTGTTCACCTACAATGGTTAAACACTATGGTCTGTTTGGCAGTTCCGCCAAAGACGATGACCATGGAACAGGCAAAGGAAGTAGTCAAAGATATTCCAGATATGATGCTGTTTGATAACGAAGCAGACATGCTGGATACATTCCTAGACTTAATTCAAGACGCAGATGTTATTAGTGGCTGGAACAGTGAGGGATTTGATATTCCTTATACTGTTAACCGTGTTACTAAAGTATTGAGCAAAGAAGACACAAGACGGTTTTGTTTGTTTAATCAATTTCCTAAACGCAGAGAATATGAGAAGTTTGGTAAAACTGCCGTAACATACGATCTTGTTGGTCGTGTACATTTGGACAGTTTAGAGTTGTATCGTAGATACACTTATGAAGAACGACACACATATCGACTGGATGCCATTGGTGAACTAGAAGTAGGCGAAAACAAAGTTCCATATGAAGGCAGTTTGGATCAACTGTATAACAATGACTTCCGTAAGTTTGTAGAGTACAACAGGCAGGATACTGCATTGTTGGATAAAATGGATAAGAAGTTAAAGTTCATGGATCTTGCCAACACATTGGCACATGAAAATACAGTATTGCTACAAACAACAATGGGCGCGGTTGCTATGACCGAGCAGGCTATTATTAACGAAGCACATCGTAGAGGATTTGTTGTACCTAGCAGAACTAAAATGAGTGAGCGTGAAGATAGTGCGGCGGCTGGTGCGTATGTTGCTTATCCTAAAGAAGGTATTCATGACTGGATCGGTTCTTTAGACGTTAACAGTCTGTATCCCAGTGCTATTAGAGCACTTAACATGGGTCCAGAAACTATTGTTGGGCAGTTGCGTCAAACAATGACTCAGGAATACATCGATAACCAACTTGCTAAAGGCAAAAGTTTTGCGGCTTCATGGGAAGGTAAATTTGGTAGTGACGAATACACTGCTGTGATGAGTAAAGAAGTTGGTACTGATATTACTGTTGACTGGGAAGGCGGTGACACTGATGTGCTAAGTGCCGCAGAAGTGTATCGATTAATCTTTGAAAGCAATCAACCATGGATGATTAGTGCTAACGGTACTATCTTTACCTATGAAAAAGAAGGTGTAATTCCAGGCTTGCTCAAACGTTGGTATGCTGAACGTAAAGAGATGCAGGCCAAACTAAAAGAATGTATCAAAGCAGGTAACAAAGTAGAAGAAGAATACTGGGACAAGCGACAACTAGTTAAGAAAATTAACTTGAACAGTTTATACGGTGCTATTCTTAATGCAGGTTGCAGATTCTTTGATAAACGCATCGGACAAAGTACTACATTAACTGGTCGTCAAATTGTTAAGCACATGGCTGCTAAGGTTAATGAGATTATCACAGGAGATTATGATTACCGTGGCAAATCTGTTATATACGGCGATACTGATAGTTGCTATTTTTCTGCTTATAAGACGCTTAAGAAAGATATCGACTCGGGGGCGATTCCGTGGACGAAGGAAACCGTAATTGGTTTGTATGATCAAATTGGGGAAGAAGTTAACGGCACGTTCCCGCAATTTATGTTAGACAATTTTCATTGTCCGAAGTCACGTGGTGAAGTTATTAAAGCAGGTCGTGAGATTGTTGCAAGTAAAGGACTGTTTATTACTAAAAAACGTTATGCAGTTTTGTATTATGACAAAGAAGGCAAGCGTAGTGACGTGGATGGCAAGCCTGGTAAGATCAAGGCCATGGGGTTGGATCTCAAGCGTAGTGATACTCCAGTGTTTATTCAAAACTTTTTAAGTGATGTACTGGAGAAAGTGCTTACAGGTGCAACTGAAAAAGAAGTACTTGAGCACATTACTGCATTTAGGACAGAATTTAAAGCACGTCCTGGTTGGGAGAAAGGTAGTCCACGTAGGGCTAACAACGTCACCGAGTACGAAGAAAAAGAAAAGAAAGCGGGTAAGGCCAATATGCCAGGTCATGTTCGTGCAAGTATTAATTGGAATACACTAAAACGTATGTACCAAGACAAGTACTCCACTAACATCACAGACGGTGCTAAAGTAATTGTTTGCAAAATCAAAGACAACCCAATGGCATATACTAGTGTTGCATACCCTGTTGATGAGTTGCGGTTGCCACAATGGTTTAAGGATTTGCCGTTTGACCATGCTGAAATGGAAGCTACAATTATTGACAACAAGCTGTCTAACTTAATTGGTGTACTTAAATGGGACGTACAAAGCACAGAGGAGAAGAACACGTTTAATAAACTGTTCGAGTTCTAATATGAAATTTATTATAGCAGGGTACGGGTTTGTAGGCAAAGCTGTAAAGAGTGCATTAAAAGACAAACACACAATCGAAATTGTTGACCCACAGTTTACAACTAATGAGATTAAATTTCATTATGACGCAGACGGAATTATTGTATGTGTGAGTACGCCAAGTGACAGTGATGGAAAGTGTGACATTAGTAGTGTGTTAGATGTTATTAGTCAAACACCTGTACACATTCCAGTATTAGTTAAAAGTACAGTAAGTCCTGACCTAGTTAGAACTATCTTAGACAAGTACACTGAACATAGTATTGTGTTTAGTCCAGAATTTTTAAGAGCTAAATCAGCGATTGAAGATTTTGCTAATCAAAAATATATGGTTGTTGGCGGCGATGATCCATTAGACTTTTGGCATATTGTTTTTAGAGATAGCTTGCCAAACTTGAAAGTTGTACATAAATGTACTGCTGAAGAAGCGGCGATTGTCAAATATGCAACTAATAGTTTTTTGGCCACAAAAGTTTCATTCTTTAATCATTTGTATGATATTTGTGAAGCAAGTGGACAAGATTTTGATATAGTTAGGCAACTAGTATGTCAAGATGTTAGAATTGGAACTAGCCATAGTATGGTTCCTGGGATAGATGGCGAACGTGGCTGGGGAGGGCATTGCTTTCCAAAAGACACATCATCGTTTGTTCAATATGCAAGAACTTTAGGTCAAAATTTTGATTTATTGGAAACTGCTATTGAATATAACAATAAGGTAAAAAAAGTGGTTGACATTAACGACTTTTCTAAATAAAATAGTAAAACATGGAGATTAATATGAAAGACATTTTGCAAGACATCGTAGCACATACGCACAGCCTAGGCTTCTTACCAACAGTAAAAGTAACTGGTGAAACTGATGCAACAACAATCGAGTCTATGGCCGAAGACCGTAGCGTTATTGTTAATGCTAAAACACACAAATCCGTTGGCGAGTTCAGTGGTGTGTTTGGTATGCCTAACTTGGACAAGTTAGCATTACACTTGAAGAATCCAGAATATAAAGAAAACGCAAAGATTAATGTTGTTAAAAGTCAACGTAACGGCGCAGAGATTCCAACAAGTTTGCACTTTGAGAATGCCGCTGGAGACTTTGTCAATGACTACAGATTTATGAGTACTGAAGTTATTAACGAAAAACTTAAAAGCGTCAAATACAAAGGTAGTGGTTGGGAAGTAGAATTCGAACCAGCAGTTGCGGCTATTGGGCGTTTAAAACTACAGGCCGCGGCACACAGTGAAGAGTCAGTGTTCCAAGTTAAAACAGAAGATGATAACTTGGTATTTTTCTTTGGTGATGCATCAACACACGCAGGATCGTTTGTATTCCAACACAATGTTGGCGGCAAGCTAAAGCACACATGGAGCTGGCCAATTAACCAAGTGATCAGTATCCTCGGTTTAGATGGCAAGACAACAATGCGAATCAGTGATCAAGGCGCAATGCAAATTACTGTAGACAGTGGTATTACAGAATACAACTACATTTTACCAGCACAAAGTAAGTAATGAACAGAAACTTAACAGCAACACAGAATGATTATGCGATGTTTTTGCCAGCAACATCGACATTTTATTCTACGTTTGTAGGAAAGCAAAGACACTTTAATTATGTGGATCCAAATAGAATTCCGCCTGCATTTAAAAACGGTGCTGAAAGTCTTAACTATTTGGATCCAGTAAAAGGTGAATTTTATTATCAGTGGTGTTTGTACTCAGCAGGTCATGCTAACCTAGACCTTAACAAGTTTGATCCTAAAGAGGACATGTTCCGTAATAGAGATCGTAAAACAAGTTGGGTCTTAGGTGACTCTGGTGGTTTCCAAATTGGTAAAGGCAAGTGGGTCGCTGACTGGAAAGATCCTAATTGTCCCAGGGCTATGAAAAAGCGTAAACAAGTATTGACTTGGATGGACACGCTAATGGACTATGGTATGATTTTAGATATCCCCAGTTGGATTGCTAAAATTCCAGAGAGTCAAAAAGCTACAGGTATTACTAGTTATATTGATGCCGTCAATGGTACATATATCAATAATGATTACTTCGTACAAAATCGAAACGGCAACTGTAAATTCTTGAATGTTTTACAGGGCGAGAATCATGCACAAGCAGACGATTGGTATGATCGTATGAAAAAGTATTGTGATCCTAAACAATATCCAGATTCACATTTTAATGGCTGGGGTATGGGTGGTCAAAATATGTGTGACATACACCTTGTGTTGCGTAGACTTGTAGAGTTACGTTTTGATGGCTTGTTAGAAAAAGGCAAACAGGATTGGATGCACTTTTTAGGAACAAGTAAATTAGAATGGGCATTACTATTAACAGACATTCAAAGGGCTGTACGTAAGCATCATAACGAAAACTTTAATATTAGTTTCGACTGTGCTAGTCCGTTCCTTGCTACTGCTAACGGTCAAATCTATATTCAAACAGAATGTGAAGATCGTCAAAAGTGGACATATAGAATGACATCTAGTGCTGATGACAAGAAGTATGCTAACGATACTCGCTTGTATAAAGATGCAGTTATTCAAGACGGCATTTTAAAAGTGTTTGAATCTAGTCCTATTATTGATCAAATTAAACTTAACGAGATCTGTATTTACGGTCCAAATGATAAAAACAAGTTTGGTCAGATTAATAAAACATCATGGGATAGCTTTAGTTATGGCATTATGATGGGACACAATGTTTGGATGCACATCAATGCTGTACAAGAAGCAAATCGTCAATATGACGCAGGTAGATGCCCTAATATGCTAGTGGACGAAAGATTTGACCAATTGTTCTTTAAAGACATTGTTGAAGCTATTTTTGCTACTAGCGATAAAGGAACTGCATTAAAATTAGTCGAAGAGTTTAATAGTTTTTGGAATCGTATTATTGGTACACGTGGAGCAAGTGGAAAGAAAGCAACAAATCCAAGTACTAAGTTTGCCGAGTTGTTTGACAGTGTAGAGCCACAAGCTGTACAATCAGAACACATTGATGAATTTACTGAAGAAGAAATTGATAAACTTGAGCAACTTGACGAAGGTGTGGAGAATGACGTTACCTGACGAAAGATATCGAGCAGTAGTACAGACTCAAAGATTTTTATTAGAGATCTTGACAACTCCTCGAGTTCCAAAAGCAATTAAAGACCGGGCCCGCAGTTGCTTGCGACACTATCCCAACGATTGGGATATGAAACAAGCCGCTGAAGGTTCTCCGCATGTATTTGCTGAGCAAATGGAAGCAGTAACTCGTTTGTTTAAATCTTACGAGGAAAATAAAAATGAGCAAAAGTAGCCTAGTAGTTGGCATGGGTATTGGTCAACTTTACAAAAGTGTACTAACTAAATTAGGACATACAGTTGTAACCGTTGACATGGATATTAACAAAGGTGCAGATTTACCTACAGTTGAATCTGCTATACTTGCTCATGCTCCTTTTGATACTGTGCATATCTGTACACCTAACTTTACACATGCCAAACTTGCTAAACAATTAGCACCGTATACAAAAATTATGTTTATCGAGAAGCCAGGAGTATCAACGAGTACTGTTTGGTGCAACATGCTTTTAGAAAATCCTTACACACGTTTTATTATGGTTAAAAATAATATGTGGCGTGACAACATTGCAGAGTTACAAGCATTGGCTATTAAAGCAAAAACTGTACACATTGAATGGATCAGACGTAATTGTATTCCACACCCAGGTAGTTGGTTTACTACACGAGAATTAGCGTTTGGCGGTGTTAGTAGAGATTTAATGCCGCATTTGTTGAGCATTTATATTGCTCTTAATACAAGCTGGCGCAGTGAACAAGTTAACGGCAAGGCTACATTACAGCAATGGCAGTTGTCAGAAATTGATAGCACTGACTACGGAGTCATTAATCCTAATGGTGTTTATGATGTTGACGACAAGTGTGTTTTTAACTTTGGCAACAAGTGGAAATTAGAAGCAAACTGGCGTAGCATGGACAATGAAAGCAGTGCCATTAAATTTATTATGCAAGATAATAGTGTAGAAACATTTGAACTTGGATGGTGTCCTGAAGAAGCATATCATAATATGATTGTAGATGCTATTAATAATACTGATAATCCAGATTTTTGGAATAAACAACTAGAGCAAGATTTATGGATACATCAGCAAGTGGAGACCGTATGACAAGATGTTTGCAAACAACAGGGCAAGGTTACTTTGAAGAAGTAACATACGATGTTCCGCCATTAACTGAAGATGAGATTTGTGTGCGAGCAGTAATGACTGGAGTCTGTCGTAGTGATATAGATATGATGCAAGGTAACTTTGGTCCATTACCATTACACATGCAGGGTCACGAAGGTCTCGGTAAAGTGATTGGAATTGGTGCTAACATTACTAATGTAAAATTTGGTGACTACGTTGCTACCCGTGGTGAGCCTGCGTATGCAGATATTTACAATGTTCGTAAAGATGAATACGTACAAGTACCCGAAGCTCATCCACGCTATATCTTAGAACCAGTTGCTTGCGGAATAAATGCTGTAGACGTTGCAGATTGTTCTAGACAAGATAAAATACTTATTCTAGGTAGTGGCTTCTTAGCTTGGGTAGCTTATCATACACTAACTAAATTCAAACATTGTGAAAATGTTGATGTATTAGGATCTAGTAACATAGAATTGTGGGGAGATAAACTATTACTAGGAACTAGCGAAAGCTATGATGTAGTAATTGACTTATCTGGCAAATATGAGCTGGGCACAGAGATTAACCTAAATAACAATGCGCTAATTGTTGATGCAGTTGGCAAAGCAGTATCTAGAGAAGAAGCACAGACACAACTTTGGAAAGCTGTAACTACAATCAAACCAAGTCCCCGTAATCCAAATTTTCATCAATGCATGAAAGATGCTGTTTGGATGATTGAAAACGGTAAACTTGATGTTGACTCTTTCTGGACAAAAGCATATAATAGAGACATAGAGTGGCAACAAGCGTTTGTAGACGGTGTTAATCGTCCAAATGGTTATAGCAGAGGATATATTAAATGGGATTGAATACCGAAGAACGACAAAACATAGTCTATTTTACAGGCTATGAAGTTGAACATACAATTTGCCATGGTATGAAAACTTTATTTGTTGTAGGCACTCCGCCAGTACAAGAGATTCTTAATAAAGCCGTTGAAACAGACGTTACACACATTTATTTTGGAACTAGTCAAAGTTTTAATCCTAAAGCAATGACTCAGGAAGAATATGCCGCATGGGATGAAGTTATCCTTGGATGTTTGAAGAAAGACTATTGGGTTACTTTAGACTTTGGTGTTGAACACATTGAAGGTGTAATCGAAAGCGGGTATTCTGAATATCAAAAGTTTGTTCCTATGATTAGTGTAAAATTGCCTTATATTAATCAACTTAATTACAATGCTACTCTCAAACTTGACGACATTACTTGGGGTAAGACAAACCCAGGTGTACGGACTCACCATCTCCAAAGCCTAATGAGTAAAGATAAATTTACTTACTGGGATCAATATACACAAGACACTCCAACATGATTATCAAACAAGACATCCGTCCTCTTAAAATGATTTGGGTTACCTTCCAGAAAGAAGGTATGCACAAGTACCCAGCCGCACTTACAGATCCAGCACTTGCAACAGGTGACGAATATGATGTAAGTTTTCTAGGCTACCCACATCGTCATACATTCCATTTCAAAGTATGGATTAGTGTTACACATAACGATAGAGATATCGAATTTATTCAGTTTAAACGCTGGTTGGAAAAGCTGTACACAGGTGCTCTCCAACTAGACTACAAGAGTTGCGAGATGATGTCAGATGATTTACATGACGCCATCTCCAGCAGGTATCCAGACCGTGAGGTTTGGATTGAGGTCTCCGAAGACGGAGAAAATGGTTCATTTATTAAGTACTAAAATTAAAGGAAATACTCCTATGAAAAACGAAGTCGTGAAGATTTTTGATGACCTGGACAACTATCTCGACTTTTGTCGTTTCGAGTTGCGTGATTACACACCTACCGATCTATATAACAGAGAAAGCCAAAACTGGCGTGACTTTGAATATAGTCGCCGTCCTAAGAAGCCGTGGAATGGTGAGCGCAAGCCGTACTTGGGTAAAAACCCTCGTCCGCATAATCCAAACTTCAATAACAAACCAAGGTTTAGAGACTGATGCAAGTCTTTTTAGTCGACCTTGAAGCAGTTGACACACGGTACACGGGTCAATGGAAAACCCATGTACCTGATCTCTTACGAAAGGCAGGTCACAATGTTCAAATTATCTCTGGCCCTGAAGATATTCCTTCAGCCACTACTCCTGGTGCTTTTCTTAATTTTGGTGGCACCAATATATACAAGGCTAAACAAGTTGAAACCTTGGGTAGGTTATTTTGCGACGGAGCCGTTCGCCCAGGTGATCATTTTATATTTACTGATGCTTGGCACCCTGGTATCATCAATCTCAAGTACATGGCCGAGCTCCTGGGCATTCCAGTAACTACACACGGACTATGGCATGCTGGCAGTTATGATCCACAAGATTTCTTAGGACGTCTTGTTGGAGATAAGCCTTGGGTAAGACACGCTGAAAAGAGTTTCTATCACGCATTTGATCACAACTACTTTGCCACAGACTTTCACATCGAAATGTTTAGAAACAATCTGTTCGGTGAAGATCAGTTTTCGTACAAATCAATTACTCGTACAGGTTGGCCTATGGAATATATGGGCGACACATTGTTGCAATATCAAGGCATGGCCAAGCGTGATCTTATTTTATTCCCGCATCGCATTGCACCAGAAAAGCAAGTTGAAATTTTTAGAGACCTAAAACATCAATTACCGCAGTATGAATTTGTTGTTTGTCAAGATCAACAATTAACTAAGAACGAATATCACAATTTGTTAGGCGAAGCCAAGTTAGTCTTCAGTGCTAACTTACAAGAAACGCTTGGTATTAGTTGTTACGAAGGTGCAGTTGTAGATGCTATCCCAATGGTTCCGGATAGACTTAGCTATACAGAAATGTATTTTGATAATTTTAAATACCCTAGTGTATGGACTGAATCATACGAAGCATACGAAGCATATCGTCCAGAACTGTGTGGGAAGATCATACAGTATATGAACAATTACAAGTCTATGATCCCGAACATAAGAAAACAAAAGGATGCATTACATGAACACTTCTTCAGCGCAAACGGATTACTCGATAACATCAGACGATGATATCCACACTATAACATTTGCTAACGATACTACTGTAGGAACTGGCTTCATTGCACAAACAATGAATAGTGTTTTGTCAGATACTATAACTATCACATCACCTAATTCTTGGTCAGCGCAAAATTATACATACGCTACAGGCGCAAGTGGAGCAAGTGTTACTATAGGTAGCATTGATCCTGGCGTCTTTACTTGGAAACATCCTGAAGAATGGGTAGATAGTTTTCCAGATTATGACAAAGTAAAAGAGATGTGCGACAAATATCCTGCATTTAAAATTGCGTTTGACAAATTTAAACAAGTGTATGATTTGGTTGAAGACGATTTCGAAGCAAAGAAAGGTAATAAGTATGTTCCTTAAACTGTTAGAAAAATTAGATCGTAAACGTATTATTATGGATCGCGAATGTAACGAGCCATTAATCACCCGTTATTATCTTTTTTTAAAAGATCGTAAACATTTTCCATTTAACATATTCCTACACAAGTTTCACAAAGGCGATCCAGGTGATGTACATGATCACCCGTGGCCCTATGCCACATTTATCCTGGCAGGCGGATACTACGAGTACACTCCCATAATGGCATTTGGTAAAATGATTGGAGAAACTAAGCACTGGCGTGGACCAGGACATTTTCGTATCTGTAGTGCGTATAGTTATCATCGAATTGAATTGAAAGAGGGTGTGACTCCATGGACGTTGTTTATGCCTGGACCACAAGAACGAGAATGGGGATTTCTCGTAAAGAATAATTGGATACACAATGGCGAATACCTTACATACAAAGCAGAACACGCTAACAACTCTAAATAATATTTCAAATAGTGTACTTACTGCTGGGTCGAATGGTACAAGCTACACTACTGCTTGGACTAATCCAATTGAAAACAACATACTGACAGTTAAAAACAATCCTGCTGGATTAGATGTAAAAGGTACACTAGTTGTAAACGGTCGAGATTTAGAGGAACGGTTAGATACAATAGAAAAGGTCTTGCAAATTCCTGAAAGAGATGTTATACTTGAGCGTAAGCATCCAAAGCTAAAGAAATTGTATGATGAATACATCGAAGCATTAGGTAAGTATAGAACTTGGAATAATATTAAAGGAGAATAAAATGAAACTACACGAATCAATTGCACATACTAAAAAAGAAATGGTCATTAAAGAAAATGAAGGCTTTAGACTATCATTAGTGAAGTGGGAAGCAGTTGCTCCTAAAGGCATCTATTCGCTTCACCTAGTTCAAGAAAGTCTAGATGAAGATGGCGAAGTATGGGACACTAGTACATATAACTTTAATATGACCAAAGAAGAATTGCAATCACTTGCCCATGGGTTAGTTGCATGAAAAAAGTTTACTATAGCTGGGCACAAGTGCAAGGAGCATGTTTAGAGATTGCTCGCCAGCTATCTGCAGACAATTGGAGGCCTGACTATATTGTAGGTATAACCCGAGGCGGGCTTGTACCAGCTACACTACTAAGTCAATATACTGGCATTAAGATGCACACACTTAATGTCAGTCTTCGTGACGGCGATGGTGGAGAAAGTAATTTATGGATGGCTGAAGATGCATTCAATGGTTTGAAAATACTCATTGTGGACGATATCAATGATCAAGGATCTACGATCAATTGGATTAAACAAGATTGGCCAAGTGGTTGTTTGCCAGGTATGCCTAACTGGAATACCATTTGGGGTGATAATGTTCGCTTTGCTACACTGACTAGCAATATGGCAAGTAAAGAAACTGTTGACTACTCTGTATGGGAAGTTAACAAAGCAGAAGAGGACTGCTGGTTAGTTTATCCTTGGGAAGATTTTTGGCTATGACAACTGACTTAGAAAAGGCATTAGATGAAAACCGAGCTCCATGGAAACAAATTGAATTCCGAACAACAGACTTTTGGGTCTTCACAGACGGATATCCAGTCACCGAAGGGCATTTGCTTTTTGTGCCTACCCAAGAAAAGTTCGACAACATCGTGTCTTGCTACAAAGCAGCCTACAAGTTCGGCTACGACGGCGTGGCTTCTGAAAAGTGGCATGGATTTAACATCGGTCAAAACTGCGGAGAAGCCGCTGGGCAAACAGTAACATACCCACACATACACATGATTCCAAGACGAAAAGGTGACATGGAAGACCCAAGAGGAGGTGTCCGTCACGTAATACCAGAGAAAGGAAAATATTGATGACTTGGGAAAATAGAATCAAACATTTAGAAGAAGCACACCACGCTTTAGACAAACAGATAAACAATTTAGAAAAAAATGGATTATATGAAGACTCTAGGCTACATGATCTTAAAAAACAAAAATTGTTTATTAAAGACGAAATTGAAAAACTAAAGAAAGAACATGGAGTTAGCTGAAAATACTGTAACAGTAGCATGGGATAACCAAAACGGATTTTGGTGGAATGAAACCTGTGCGTTAGTTCTAGAAGTGTTCGGGTTGCCTGGTAGTCGGTATTCTAGTCATCCTATGCAGGATGCAATGTTTTTTATTTTTAATTCAAAAAAAGATGCCGACTTATGTCGAATATTATTGAGTGAAAGACTGTGATCAAAGATATCATCATTGTTGTATTAATCGGTATACTAGCTAGTATATTCTTGTATAACGCACCTCGAACTGAGGGTCGATGGTATGACTGTGGCATGGCTGAATGGCATCCTGATATACCTAACGAAGTAAAAGAAGAATGTCGCAGACGTGCTCTTGAACATTGGAATAAGAAAAATAATGATAAGTTGTCAGTTTAATCTATCTAACCCTTGGAGTAACAGGTTTGAGAACTTGTGGTGCAAGAGCTATGATACTCCGTTTAAAAACAAGTTCCTTGAACTAGAACTATTAAAGGATGCAAGCATTGTGTCGTTTATGTTTAGACTTTCTACTCGTCAAAGCCACGGTGGACTATACTTTGATCTAGGTCTTTTGGGCTACAGCTTCAGCTTTAACTTCTATGACAATCGTCATTGGAACTATGGTGCAGGCCGCTATTTTAAATACAATGAAGAAGAGGGAATGCACTAATGAAACAAAGAATAGAAAAATTGATCGAAACTCATTGGGTTGCATATTTGGTGTTATGGTTTGGTATAGGATTTATCCTTGGTCAATCTATCAAATGAATATAAAATGTTTGACATTTGCCTAAATAAAATGTACAATATATCATCGATCGGAGTATAAATGACAGACAACAGTAAAAATTTAGCACAAGCAATTAGAGAAAAAATGCAATCAGATGGCAAACGCTTTTGGGCCGGAGATAACATTAGCGAGTATGTTGAATCTGAGTTAGTTAAAGAGCAATTAATTAAAGAAGCAACTGTAGCATTTGAAAGTGTTTTAGATACACTGCTAATTGACAGAGAAAATGATCCAAACTCGCACGGTACTGCGAAGCGTCTAGCTAAAATGTACTACACAGAAATAATGGCAGGAAGATATGAACCAGCACCCGATGCAACAGCATTTCCAAATGACTCGCAGGACCGTTATGAAGGTATGTTGGTTGTTCGCAGTGAGCTTCGCAGTATGTGTAGCCATCATCACCAACCCGTTACCGGCGTTGCTTATATTGGTATTATTGCTGCCGAAAAACTTATCGGACTCAGCAAGTACACACGTATCGCACAGTGGTGTGCAAGACGAGGTACTCTCCAGGAGGAACTTTGTAATGACATTGCTAGGGAAATCAGCAAAGCAACAAACTCCACGAACGTAGCAGTTTACATACAAGCTGTTCATGGTTGTTGTGAGAATCGTGGCATTATGGCACACTCTAGTCTGACACAGACAACAGTATTAACTGGAACATTTAAAACTGATCCAGGTGCAAAGAAAGAGTTCTTTGATAACATTAAACTACAACAGGAGTTTGCACCGCGATGAATTCAGCAGACATGGCAAATAATTTAATTTTTAGAGCAAAGCATCTTCAAGAATTTGTAGTTACAACTAGTGTTCCAGAAGATTTTAAATTTAATGGCATTGTTCCTTTTGATATGGAAATTAAAGAGGAACAAATTTCAGCTAAGGTGCTTGCTATCGATTTTAACGAAGCAGTTGACACTTTCGACAAATGGCTGGAGACTTGTAAATGATCTTTTTTGACAAATGGCTTTATAAAAAAGTTCGAGACATGTGGGATAATAGACACAAATACGAAGAAACAAATACCGGATGGTTACAGGAGAAACATAGTATGGCAATTGGTCAAGCAATGGTAGAACGAGGTCGTCCAGAAGGCGAATCCCGTATTAGTTTTGAATTAAGTTCAGCAATAGGCGGTCGAATTCTTAATGTGCGAAGATATGATGACCGCAAAGATCGGCAAGATCAACAAACATATGTAATTCCAAACGGAGAAGATATCGGTGAACGAGTAGCAAAGATTGTTAACTTAGAGATGTTCAAACAATGATTGCACAACCAGTTGCAGAGGGTGTCTTAATTAGAAAAGACTACGGTGATGCCAAGATCTATCAAATTGTCTGCGAATGCGGAGACTGTGACCACTCTCATGATGTATGGGTAGAGGCAGAAGATCACGGAGTCACCGTAACAATCTATTCTAAGCAAAAGACCAAATGGTGGCAATCAAATCGCTGGAAGATCATTTGGACATTACTGACTAGAGGGTATGTTGAACGTGAGTCTACTATTATTATGTCCGAACAACAAGCTCTTAACTATGCTAATGTGTTACAATCAGCTGTGAAAGATGTAAAAGATTTTAGGAAAGAAAGAAATGTCAAAAATAAAAATAGCTGAACTGTTTTACAGTATTCAGGGAGAAGGACGCTACATGGGTGTCCCGTCTGTGTTTCTACGCACATTTGGTTGTAACTTTAAATGTGCAGGCTTTGGTATGCCGCAAGGCGAACTAAGCAACGAGATAGAATCAATTGCACAACGTATACAAGAGTTTAAAACATATGAAGAACTTCCACTGGTTAGTACTGGTTGCGATAGTTATGCTTCTTGGGATCCACGTTTTAAGGACCTTAGTCCTATGCTTACAACAGACGCCATTGCAGACAGAATCATGGAGATATTGCCCTTCAACGAATGGCAAGACGAGCATTTAGTTATTACTGGCGGTGAGCCGTTGCTAGGTTGGCAACGTGCTTATCCAGACTTGCTCAATCATGAAAAGATGCGTGGGTTGAAAGAGATTACTTTTGAAACAAACGGTACTCAAAAACTTGATCCTAAATTTAAAGAATATTTAACAGATTGGACATTTGGCAGTGATGAGAGAGAAATTACATTTAGTGTTAGTGCCAAACTAAGTTGTTCAGGCGAAAGTCGAAGCGAAGCAATCTGCCCAAGTATTGTATGCGAATACGAAGAAGTAGGTACTACATATCTTAAACTGGTTGTGGCAACAGAAGCAGATGCTGAAGAAGCATTGGAAACTGTGGACATTTATCGTGCTGAAGGATTTAAAGGTCCTGTATACTTGATGCCAGTGGGCGGTGTAGAAAGTGTTTATGCACTAAACAATCGTCGTGTAGCAGAACTAGCAATGGCAAATGGACTACGTTATAGTGACAGGTTGCAAGTGCCGTTATTTAAAAATGAGTGGGGAACTTAATGAAAAAATTTATTAAAAAGATATTCGGTATTGAAAAAATCGAAGCTGACAAATTGGCTGCTGATCAGGCACGAACAGAATCGTTAGCCAAAGCGGCGGAGGCTAAACTACAAGAAGAACAAGCCAAAGCGGCAGAAGAATTGGCTAAGATGACTCCAAAAGAACGTGCTACCAAAAGAGGTGAACCGTGGGTAGCTGTTTTGGATACGCACATTAATAAAGAAAATGTAAGAAATGGCTTTTTTGAGCTTGACTGGAACGATGAATTTATAGTACAATTAAAGCAAGCAGGATACGGTTATGATGCAGATCCCGTAGAAGAGATTGTAGATCGTTGGTTTAGAGATCTTGCACGTAACGTATTAGCCGAAGAAGGTCAGGACACATCAAGAGGTTCTGGCTATATTAATGTAAGTAAACTAGCAGACGGCAAAGCCGAGGTAAAATGAACTATATTTTAGTTGATACAGCAAATACATTCTTTCGTGCAAGGCATGTCATTAATGGCAGTGCTGATATCAAACTGGGTATGGCATTCCATATCACACTAAACAGTATTAAAAAAGCATGGCAAGATTTTAATGGTAGCCATGTTGTATTCTGTTTAGAGGGTCGAAGCTGGCGTAAGGACTTTTATGCTCCCTACAAACGTAACCGTAGCGAAGCTCGTGCCGCACACACAGTAAAAGAAGCAGAAGAAGAAACAGTCTTTTGGGAAGCGTTTGATACTTTTAAAGACTTTATTATTGAAAAGACAAACTGTACAGTTCTGCAAAATCCGCAACTTGAAGCAGATGACTTAATTGCTGGTTGGATTCAAACACATCCGAATGACAATCATATTATTATTTCGACAGATACAGATTTTGTACAGTTGATTGCGCCAAACGTTCGACAATATAATGGCGTAATGGAAACTACAATTACACATGAAGGCATCTTAGATAAAAAAGGCAAACGTGTAATTGATAAGAAAACAAACGAGCCTAAAGATATCCCTAATCCAGAATGGCTATTGTTTGAAAAATGTATGCGTGGCGATCCCACTGACAACGTCTTTAGTGCGTATCCTAAGGTACGTAAAAATAAACTGCAAGACGCATTTGAAGATCGTAGCAATAAAGGATTCGCGTGGAACAATATGATGTTGCAACGTTGGGTTGACCATAATGGTGCCGAACATCGCGTACTAGAAGATTACGAACGTAATCGCACACTGATTGATCTTGCGGCACAACCTAAAGAAATTAGAAAAGTCATTATAGAAACTATTGATGAAGGTGCAGTTCCAAAGTCTATTGATCAAGTTGGTATTAGACTAATGAAGTTTTGTAATCTATACGACTTAAAGAAAATTACTGATAATATAACACAGTATGCAGAACCATTCCAATCACGTTACCCTGAGTCAGCAGTAACGTGGCGCAAACTCACACAGGAGAATTAACATGGCAACTACTGAACAAAAACAAGAACTAATCGAAAGATTAAAATTCACTCCATGCACGTACACTATACAAATGTGGGGTTATGGCGGTGAATATGTTATGGGAACAGTAGAACGTAAGATTTACGATTATTTCAAACAACGTAGACTTAGTCTAAGTGATTATGCATGGGATAGCGACTATGCAGAAGAACATAACATTCCAGAAGACATGCAACCGTTTCCACCAGGTAGTTGGTATGAATGTGATGACATGGCACATACTAGTGGTGTTGATAGAAACGCTGGCACTTTGCAAATTTGCGATGAAAATGGCAACACTGTCTACGAACGTAGTTTAGATGATGTTGACGGATACAGTGATGATAGTCCAGAGATCGGTGGTGGGGATGAAGTGTGGATTGATAGTAAAGATCCTGGTACTGTGGTATTCATCGGTGTTAGTAACGAAAAAGGTACATTCTTTGAAAGTGAGATCGAACTTAACGAACCATTTGACATAACCAAACTATGTATTAGCTACGATGATATCGATGGTAACGAAATTGTAGGCATGGTCACTTATGATAACGAAGACCTTGATAACAATGGTGGCAGCACTAATGGTAAAAGTTCAGACTTTGGGTTTTATGTTGCTCATTCGAAAAAAGACGGCAAGTGGGAAATGTATAAAGACATGGACAGTATTGAATATGAAATGACTCCGTGGTTTCCTAAAAAAGTAAAACCAATTCGAGAAGGTGTTTACGAAGTCAAAACAGCAGGTAAGAATAGTTATACATATCAAGCCAAGTGGACTGGTAGCCGTTGGATCAATAATTGGCATGACGACGTTCCTGAAACTGAAGAATTAAAAATTAAAGAATGGCGAGGACTTGCTACAGATCCCGATGCCACAGTTGGAGAAGCACAGTGATAAAAGTTCAATCACAATTTAGTCACTGGCTAAGAAATCTTTGGTTAGATAATTGTGATGAACATCAAGTGTATGGTGAACAAAAATACACTATGCAAGAATATTGGAACAAATACAAATGGTGGCTGCGTAGAGAATACCGTCATCAAATGTCAAAGGAGAAAGTATGACAGAATTACACGCAAAGCCCATTGTCGATGGAGTACTTTGGGTAGTAGAACAAAATGGTGAAAAAGTAGGCACTTTACACAAAAAAGAAAATAACAAATACATACTATGTGCTTCTAGTGGGGAAATATATTTTAGTAAAAAATCAGAACTTACAAAAAAATTTGGTGATGACTTTTTCTTAAAAGGCTTTAAAACAACTGTTTCTCATATTGATGTTAATGAATGTCATGGACATCCTACTAAATGGACGCCGTATAATAGTATGTATGATGTAAGGCGTAAACTTCCGTTGTTTACAAAAAGCAATCAAAGTAAAAGTTTGTTTTGTGCAGGACATTATATTATTAAATTTCCAAAGAATTGGGTTAGAAGCTTTTGTCCTAAACTAATTACTATTGAAAGATATCCATTTACTGGTCCGTTTAAAACAGAAGAAGAAGCAAAAGAGGCATTGGCTAATGTCAAGTAATCCTATTAATACAACACCTCTACAGCAGTTCATTCAGCAGGTAAAAATGGCTGATATGAGCCAGCAAAAAGAGGTTAAATTAGATATGCGTACAGCAAAGGCATTGGCCTTTGCCATAGGTGAAGTCACTGTTAGATTAACTCAAGATTATGACAGCCTTGTACATATGCTAAAGAACACTACAAATGACACTATAACCGTTGAATTAGACGGTGGCGGGTTTGGTGATACAAAATAGTATAAATATATGCGTATATTTTGAGGATACGCATTATGAGTCGACCAAAGCCGAAAGTGCTGTTAGAGCATATTAATAAGAAAAATTATAAATGTGAACAAGTATTAGAAGCAGAAGCCATTTGGGCTGTTTTCTATAAAGGTGAGCCTTTTAATTTAAAGAGCTTTAGCAGTATAACCAGCTACCCCGGACCTAAATATAAAAAAGTAGCATTTAGTAACCCGGGACACGCTATTAACCTAGCAAAAAAACTAAATTTAACATTTGGATGCAGTGACTTTCAAGTCATGGTATTGACGAATGGCCAAGTATTAAAATGATTTCATCTTTGGCCTACACAAAAGTCTTCCTAACAACACAGGAAAAATCGTGTGATGAAGCCAATGTTAAACTGCACCATAGATTATGGTGGCAAAACCTAAGAACAAAAGATTCAGGCGGGTTACGATTAACCGAAGAGGGCTATAACCATCTAGCCAATATTTTGGAATTGAAAGAATACGAAGTTCCATTTACCGAACACGTAGAACTAAGCCCACAAACAATAATCTTTTTTGATCGATTTATCGATTGTCCGTATTACCTAACCAACCAAAGTATAACTGTATTTTCTGAAAAGAAAGCATTTGAGTTATATGTATTTTCGGATGATATTCGAAAATTTGGGCTAGTTAAGGCAATAAATGCCCGCAGAAAAGCGGAAGAATCCGAGTAAATTAGCCAAATTTCGCTTGACTTAGTTGGGGATTGGCGCTATAATAAAC